CACTGTTACTGTTAAATGTTATTTCATTTTCATTCAATGTGGATCTAAAATTTTCAGACCATAACTCCGTTAACAAATCTTGATGCTCTTGATCAGTGCTACACTGCGCAAATCTATCCAAATTTTGTTGAACCAGATGAGCAGAAGCCTTAACAAATGCTAGATTTGGACCACTATCCTGTTTTAAACTAATGGTATGTTGATTCATAATTTAAGTTCCGTGTATAATACTTATCGCATAAATACAGTATGTCCAAAATACCAGTTTTAACAGCATTAAGATTAATACCTAGGGAAGCAGACTATCTTGACAGAAAGAGTGGCTCCAGAGGAGAAGTTTTCTATGATACAGAATCACAAACTCTAAGATTATATAATGGAAACACGACCGGCGGAACTTCATTAGCAAAGGCAGATCTATCAAATGTAACTGATGCAGATTTCCTTGCAAAATCGATATCTGCGGGTAGCGGCGGAGGCTCTGGTGGTAACTTTGAACTTACCATTGCAGCAGATGATTCCACCGCAAGAACAATCACCAGTGGTAATACATTACAGTTTGTGGGCGGGGATGGAATATCCACTACATCAGGAGAGGATGGAACTCTTACCATTACCAATGATCAAACAGCATTTAAAACTATTTCAGTAGCAGGACAGAACGATATAGTAGCAGAAACAATCAATGATACTCTTACATTTATTGCAGGAACTAATATAACAATCGAAACGAGCGAAGGATCAGATAGTTTAACAATCCATGCAACTGCAGGTGCATCAACAAACTCCTTTAACACTATAGCGGTAAGCGGTCAAACAAGTGTGGTAGCAGATTCAACTACCGATACTCTTACACTTACAGCCGGCAGTGGAATCACGATAACTACCGATGCAGGCAATGACACTATTAATATCATAAACAGTCAAACACCTGGCATAACTGCTTTTAGTGCAGCGTCTGATGCTACAAGTGCTTCGCTTACAGTAGACAAATTTTACCTGCCTGCTATTACTAAACTTGCAGTAACAAACAACAGTGCTAGTTCTTATAGATTTGATCAATATGGAACAACAGACAATCCTACAATTTTTGCAATTAATGCTACTACAATAGCCTTTAATTTAGATGTTGGCGGACATCCTTTCGAAATACAAACAGGAGCAGGAAGTGCTTATAACAGCGGACTTTATCATGTTAGCAATACAGGCACGGTATCTACAGGAGCAAGTGCTCAAGGAAAAACAAGTGGCACGTTATATTGGAAAATACCTTCAACTATAAGTGGCGGTTATAGATACCAATGCACAGTTCATGCTGCTATGGTTGGTAGTATTACTATAAAAGATTTTGGTTCGCTTTAATTAGGATTTGCATCCTTCCAATCACGCAGTCTGTTTTCGATATTTTTTCTTAGTTGAGTAACTTTTGTTCTATATTGATCAGCATCTCTAATATTTCTAGAAAAGATAAGTTCTTGATGTCGATTATCTAAAGATTTAACAGCATTAACTAATTTAGTAACTTGATTTTCTAAATCTTCTTTAACTTGTTGATTTGTAATTTTACTAACTTCTTCGTTATATCTTTGCAAATCGTTTTTAAAATCTGTCGAATCAAGGATTGATAACATCTTCTAACTCCATTATAGTTTCTATTTTAGTTCTTATTAGATTATTATTTAATGTGCTTCGAAGACCTGTATGAACATTCTTGGGCAAATAATCTAAATCGCTCCAGCAAAAAGTTGCTGCACTGGTTGTAAGAAATTCATCTTTTACTAGGCAAATGTAAGTTCCATATTCGAAACCTTTATCTTTAGATAGATATAATTCTATTGGTAATATTTTACCCTCACAAAAATCTTTTTGAACTTCTGCACTATCTTCAATCACAGAGTTTTGCTTGGTAAATGTAGGAACAGTCCATTTTTCGTTTTCTAAAATTAATAGAATACGTTTAGTTGATAAAGAAAGATATAAAAGACCTACACGTTTTTGCATACAGATACTTATGCGCCATCAGGTGCAAATCTCCAATAACCTGGGGCATATTCTCCCTCGAAAGATTTGAGCCACTGTATGCCATCCCATTTATATTGAATGCCTGTTTTCATGTTAGTAATATACTTGATCGAATCTGTGTTATTAGGATCAAATATAACATTCCATGTAGAACCGCTCCATTCAACTATACTATTGGCAAACATTACGGTATTCGTTCCATTATTATTTTTCCATCCGTCTGCATCATCTGCAACAGTTTCTAATAATAACAGTCTATGTCCGGTTGGAATGGTTGTTAAATTTCTTAAAGGATTGTATGTTGTAGGATCTACAATAGCATCAATAGTTCCCCTACCAGCAGGAAATTGAGGACTTTCTATCAGTGTATTTTCCTTAAGAGAATCTCTGTCAATAGATACCAATAATACAAATGGATCAACCGGGTTTATAGCAACCGTTCCTGATATTTCCGTGCTATCAGGTTGTTTGAAGTGAACCATGCTAGTTCCTTCTACTAGGTTTCCTAGTGCTGCAAATACACCGTTCCAATCTAGTTTTTTGCCATCTGCAAGATATTCTTTTTCTGATATACCTAAAGATTTAATAGCAGCGTTTTGATCAACTATTGTAAGTTCATAATCGTAATCCTGACCATTGTTTGCTTTGAATAACAATACCGGATATCTTGCATTTGTATAAACTGTGTTTGATAATGTTCCGTTGTAAACTAAACCTGAAATATTTTTTACGTCACCCTCTTCTGTAAAAATATTAGTAATGATGCTTCTAACAACTCCTAACTTTTTAACTTTAGCAGGTGGTGAAATCCACATTGGAATTTCAAAATCCATACTACAGATATCGATATCAGTTTCCGTTCCTGCTGGAATTGATCTCGAACTAAAGTTAGTTCCTGTTAGGTAAACTACACTTAGACTGGTCCAGTCTAAATAATTGTCGTTCGTTTGTATTTCAAAAGAAGGATTAAACAAAACCATAATTTGTTCTAAAAGTTGTAATTTTTGATCAGTGTTCGAAGTCCATAAATCGCACTTCATCGTCATTACATACGGAGTTGGCATTAACCTTTCAACAGTTACATTCTTTCCCGGAGCGCCAGTATAAACAGTTTCCCCTGCTTCGTTGACATACGAATTTCTTTCTCTTATATTTACTTTGCTTACAAACGTAGGGTCAGCAAGTCTTGATGTGTCCATGTTTATGCCAGTAATGTAACAAGCCATTCTCGGAACAGTTGGTAATTTGTTTTCAGAATTTTCACGTATTATGTTAGCAACCTGTCTTGATAGATCGCCATACATAACTGGAATAGTTTGTTGATCCCCATTTCCTGCTTCATATTTAAAGCCAATAAAGATTCTCATAAACTGTGTTACGTATCTTCTAATCTGTCCGTCGTAGAAAAAATCCATTATTTTTTAAATCCGTGTGTAAATGCTTTTTCATCGCCCTTGGCTGCTGCTGCTCGGCGTTGTTTAATCTTTAGTGCAATAGGTTCCTCTTCCTTTTCAGGTGGACGCCTTTTGACTGTGTGTTTCTTTCCGCTTGTTCTTGCAAAGCCTAATATTTCTTCTATTCTCATTATTCATCCGCCCTTGGTTTGAGTGCTTGAGACAAACTCTGTTTTTCAGTAACTTGTTGCCCGTCGATAATATTTGTATTAGTATTATTAATAAACGATGTTTTTTGAGTCTGTCTATTTTCTTTACCTTCATACTGCTTGTTAATATCAGTATCGCTATTACCTAAATTAGTAATATTTGTTCTCACATCATCCTCTACCTTGCTCCATCGTCCTTTTGCATATCTAAATAGTCTTGTTGGTTTATAGTCTGTTCTTAAATGGAACTGTCCTTCGCTTGGTCCTAGTGGGAAAGCAATGCCTTGAGTAAATGGGGCCCCATTTGGAGGAATACCATCGCCTGTAATATAACCTTTATACCCATTAGCCTCGGCACTTGCATAAACGGCATCAGCCGTAACAGTGTCAAGAGTGGCATCATCTAGTGTTGTGTCTGCAGATACAAGTTCTGATTTTCCTTCAGGAGTTCTTTGTAGGGTATAAAATTTAGTAGTATCATAACCGCTCTGCGGAGTGTCTGCTTCTGCTTGATTAAGAACTGCATCTGTAATTTGCATTTCTTTTTCATACGTGGACATGATGTCTTTTAATGTGTCTGCTAGTTTCCATGCACTGCTAGGAGGCGCATCGGTTGTTTCTATTAGTGCTTCATACTTTTCGCCATTATAGGAAATAACATCGCCTGGATAATAAGTATTTCCAATATTGAATTCACCCTTGAATCCTTCTTGGTTAGCAATTCCGTCTAGTATATCTTTGAACTCCTGTGAGTCTACTAACGGTTTACATTTTGCTCTGTATAAATGCGGATACCATGTTACGCTGAATCCTTCCGCAGCACGATTTACATCTTCTACAACATAGAATCTTTTGAGTGCATAGTTCAAATCGTTCAGTGCATACTCATCCTTAAGGTGCGGTAATTCTATTACGTCACCTGGAATAATTTTTCTACCAAGTTTTTCAACGGTGTCGTTTATATGGAATGTAATGAATATTGTATCATTTTGTAGAAATAGTCCAAATTGACTTAGATTAAAATCGATATCCTGCACATTGTATACGCCACGCATAACAAAAACATCCGGAGAATACTTTCTATCTCTGTTCTCTAGGAACAACATGTCCTGTATGTTTGTAGGGCTTAGAGTATCATATTTAGGCTGTGAAGGTGTTCCTGCCGTATCTGCTGTTGCTTCAGCACCTAGATATTTGTGCATAAGCACATCGGTGCCACCAACTTGGAACATTTCCCAGGAAGTTTTGTCTATAAATTTGTAATCGTTGCCCTTTTCTGGACGGTATAAACTGAGTCTTGGCATAGTATATGTATTTACCGTTTTCTTGCAAAGGCATAAATAGTTGTATGAGCCAAATTGACCTTAAAAAACAAGAAGTATTCGATTATGTAAGAAACATGCTAGGCGATGGCATGATCGATGTTGAATTAGATCCTGCACACTACGAAACAGCACTAGCAAGATCTCTCGGAGTGTTTAGACAACGTTCTGATAATTCAGTAGAAGAAAGTTATATCACCTTAGCATTAGAAGAGGATCAAAACGAATATATTTTACCAAAGGAAATACAACAGGTAAGGCAGATATATCGCAGAAGCGTTGGTTCTAGAACTGGTAACGGAACAGGTGGAACAGTGTTTGAGCCGTTTAACCTGGCGTATACAAATACCTATTTGCTAAGTTCAACTAATATGGGCGGACTAGCAACTTATGAATTGTTTGCTCAGTATCAAGAATTAGTAGGTAAAATGTTTGGTTCATTCATCAACTTTACTTGGAATCCACAAAGTAAAAAACTAATTATTATGCAGAGACCTAGAGGAACAGAACAGGTATTACTTTGGGCCTATAATGAAAAACCAGATTTTGTTATTCTAGATGATGTATATTCAGGACAATGGATTAGAGATTACACACTTGCAAACTGTAAGGTAATGCTAGGTCAAGCAAGAGAAAAATTTGCAAGTATTGCAGGACCACAAGGCGGAACAGCTCTTAATGGAGCCAGCATCAAGCAAGAAGGATTCAACGACATTGAAAGGCTTACCATGGAACTAGGAACACAGGTAGCAGGCGGCCAAGGATACAGTTGGATAATAGGTTAATGAGAGCAGAAGAATTTTTAACAGAAGAAGAGCACGATCAAATCTACAACGAAGTAGCCAAGATGGTATGGGGTAGAACCGGCGGAACAGCCAAAGGTGGTAAAACTTCACTTCGCTTTAGATGCTCTGTAGGTCCAAGAGCAGGTAGGCAAGTGAGCCATCCTTCAAAGTGCGTTCAACAATACAATGTTGCTAGAGCTCAAAAAATGAAAACTACTCGTGCTAGAACTTCACCAACACAGGCTCGCAGGCAGCAAAGAACCAAATCAATTAACACAGCAAGCGTTTTGGCAAGAAAACTTAATACAGGTAAGCCAGGACAACCAAAACCCTTCTATTAAACACTTGACATTTAATCTAAAGACGCTATAATATAACTTTACTAGGAGAGTTATATGATTATAGGCGTTTGCGGATTCATCGGTAGTGGCAAGGATACAGTTGCTGATTACCTTGTAAATTTCCATGAATTTCGAAGAGAAAGTTATGCGAACACATTGAAAGACGCTGTGTCTTCTGTATTTGGTTGGGATAGAACTTTACTAGAAGGAAGAACTAAAGAAGCAAGAGAATGGCGAGAACAGGTAGATCCTTGGTGGGCAAATAGACTGGCCATGCCTACACTAACTCC